TTAAATACCAAAGAGTTTACTTACAATGCTAGCACCGTTTGTGATGATGTCTACGATGTTTTTACCTAATTCTAAGTTTTGACCGTTTTGGGCTGCTTCAATTGTAGCTTGGATTGCGTTGAATAAACCTTCCATGATTGTCACCTCAATATTTGTATTGTTTAAGGTTAAGTGGAATACCAACCTTTGATATCTCTACTATACAATCATCTTTTATCTAATTGGGCTAAATTCCTTAACTCACAATGTTCTATGCATACCCGTGGTATATCTGACAGATTCTTGACACTTAGGCATTCCTAACTGTTCTCTACTTGAGAAAAGTGATATACTTGTCATGATAAGTGCAATACAACTTCTAAAGTGAAAAATCATAACAGAAATTATTATGAATGGTATTGATTTAAATACTTTAATTAGATATAATAATTCTTGTGTTAAAAAATTATGTCCTGGTAGCTCAGCTGGATAGAGCAATGGCCTTCTAAGCCATCGGTCGGGGGTTCGAATCCCTCCCAGGACGCTAACCGACGTTGATATGACAACGTTTATCGAATGCAAGTGTCAAATAAGTGTCAAGAGAATATTTCTCTGACACGTTGACCTTGTATTTTTTTATGTTCATCTAATAAATGTGTGTAAATATCTAACGTAATTGATATATTGGCGTGTCCTAATCTTTTACTTATATATTCAATCGGTATTTCTTTACTTATCAAATATGATGCGTGTGTGTGACGCAAGGAATATGGTGTTATTTCTTCTGGTATATCAAAACGTTCTTTTAACTTTTTGAATGTTTTATTCACGGATGTATGTGATAGCATAAATATTTTTCCATCCATACGCTTAGGATGTTTAAGTAAGTGTTTGTTTATTAATATCACATCATTCTTAGATATCTCTACAACTCGATCTGCATTTTCTGTTTTTGTTCCATGCAGGTGAATTGTACTATCTTTAATATTAATATCGTCATAAGATAGTCTGTTAACTTCTGAAAAACGAGCACCAGTTATCCCTAAAATATATAGAAGTAACGAACTTTTTTCGTGTTTGTTTTTTAAATAATCTAAAATAGCTTCATACTGATTGATAGTCATATATTTCGCTTGTTCTTTCTTAGCTTCTTTCGTACCTTTAAAGTTGACTTTATGTGTGGGATCTTTTTTTAAATAACCGTCATAAACAGCATCTCTTAAACATGATTTCAAAAGGTTATTTACTTTTCTAACTGTTTCAGTAACTCTGCCAACAGAATAATTAGTGATGAATTTTTGATACTCTGTTCGAGTAATTTGTTTGATTTTTATATCTTCACCAAAATGTTCAAGCAACAATGCTAAAGCTCGTTGGTACCAATAAATTTGTTTTTCTGATAACTTTAACTTACCATTCACTTCTAACCACTCATTGTAGTATTCTTTGAATTTTTTATCTTCCAATATATTACCATCTTCTAAATCTCTTATTAATTGTTGCGCTGCATTAACTGCTTCGGCTTTAGTTTTAAAGCCAGATTTACGTTTCTTACCGGATTTAAAAGACGGATGTTTAACGTCATACTGCCATGATGTTGAAGTTTTGTTTTTACGTTTTGTTACTGTAAATGATGCCATTTTACTCATTCCTCCTCAAAAAAGGTAAAAAATAATAAGGGTACGGTGGTGTACCCATGTAATATTAAATAGTCATTTTTCGTGTTATAATTAGTGAAAAAAGTAGGTGTAAGTGTGAATTGTATTAAATTGATGATAACTCATGTTTTAATTATTCTAGTAGTTTTAAATTTAGCAATTAGAATTTCTATAATATTCGATTTAAATTACACTATTAGTTTTCTGACAATATATATAATCTTTTTAATGGTTGTTAGGGTTGAGATTATCAATTATTATCAGAATCGTTTTGGGATACGCTTTCATCTGCGTTTTTAATTTCGTAAAAGTCAATTATTAAATTCCGTCCTCTACCTCCTTCGCCCCAGAGTGGAGGGGGATACCTACCTTGTTTTTTATAATATTAAATAATATTTAGAAAAACTAAAATAACTGCGATTGTAAAAAACAAACCTATAATAATTAAGGCGCAACCTACATTCATACAACCTTGAGTTTCTTGAGTTTCACCATTTTTAGTTATGGTTCTCACAATAAAAATCCCTGTTAAAAGCATTAGTATTGAAATCACTAAAAACATAGTCATATAGAATTCCTACTTTCATTAAAATAATTTTTGACTTGCTATAACTCTACCTATAATTTTAACTTCGTCATCTCCTCCATATACTTGCGGATAGTGACTTGAGTTATTAGACTCCGGAATAAGTATAATTTGATCGCCATTGTATCTGACCCTCTTAACTGTAGCATTATAACCATTTATCATAACCACACCAAGTTGCCCATTTTCGACAACAGAATCTTTTTCTACAACAACAATATCGCCGTCTTGGAATATTTTATCCATGCTATCGCCAGACACCTTTAAACCAAATTCTTCTTTATCAGAATTAAGTTTGTCGGTAGCAAAGTATATGTAATCGATTAAATTTTCTTCACTATAGATAGGTAAACCTGCAGATATTTTAGAAACGACTGGAATCTTTTTGACTGGTAGAGTATCGAGTTGAGGTTGCTCATCTTCGATACCCATAATATATGATGGAGATACTTTTAATGCTTTTGCTAATTTTACAATTTTATCTCTTTTCATATTTTCTATATCGCCAGTTTCCCATTTTCTTACTGTTGATTTTCCAACGCCTACTAAATTTCCAACTTGTTCGAGAGTTAAATTCAATTCTTTACGTCTACTTTTAATGTCGGGTTTCATGTTAAAAATTCCTCCTAATCGGTATGTACTAAATATAGCACTTAAGTATCTTAAAAGCAACACTTATATAGGAAATGAAAATAAAATTGTACTTTTAGACACTTTTGTGTTGACTCAATGATTTATAGCGTGTATTATTAAAGTATCCTAAAAGACACGGAGGTGTTAAATAATGAACAAAGCGAAGCTTTATTCTGCTTTGGCGATGAAAGAAATGCATGTGAATGATTTTTTAAGAGAGTTAAATGAGCATGGATTGAAACTTTCCAAAAGTGCCTACTACAGCAGGATTAGAGGAGAACAGGAATTCGACATCAAAGAAATCAAAACTATAGTTAAAGTTCTAAATTTAACTAGAGACCAAATGAACGATATTTTTTTTGAGGAATTAGTGTCATAAAAGACACTTAAAGAAGGGAGTTACTGAATTGTTTGAAATAGAACATATGAACCAAACTTTTGATTATTCGCTAGTCGACAGTGAAACGGCAGAGTTTTTAAAAGAACGTGAATACACAATAAACGGTATCGCAGAGGACGCTCGTATAAAAATAGGTCGAGAATTGAAAAAAGCGCAAGATAAACTTGCTAATCATCACGAAGGTGTTTTTGTCAAATGGTATGAAAGTGGAGGTTTAGATAAACATCAAGTTTATTACTACATTAATTTAAATCAGTTTTCCACAAATCTGGAAAACACTCAAAAAGACAACTTTCTTAACGCACCGAAGTCTTTACAAAAAGAAGTTATGAAAAAGAATGCGCCAGATGAATTAAAACAAAAAGTTTTGGACGGAGACATTACTACTCATAAAGAGTACAAGCAACTTCAGAAAGATAATAAACAACTCGAACAACAAAACGCCCAACTCCAATCCCAAGTAGAACAAGCGCAGCGTTCAGAAGAAATTGCACGCAAGCAACTAGAGGACGCAGAGAATAGGGAGCCGGAGGTTGTGGAGCGTTACATGGAACCAGAGGATTATCGACGTACTAAAGAAGCACTTGCTCAATCAAGACACCACCAAAAGCTCATTGAACAACGTAATGAAAAATTAGAAAAAGACATCGAACAGATGAAACAACGCAGAGATGAAGTGAGTGAAAAATCACAGAAGTATGATGATTTGAATAAAGCACTGAGTGATATGAACGCTAAATTAACAGACGGGCAACGTAGGTTAAAAGCACAGAAAGAAGTATATGACTTAGTAAAAAAAGGCAATGAACTCATCAAAGAAATCGCACCGATGACTTACTTTATCCACGATGAATATATTTTGAGTAATGAATATGCTATAAAGCCTATTCAAAAGATTGCCGATGACTTACTGGACTTATCCAAAAAATTAAATCAACAAATTAAAAAGGGAGATGTAATCGATGTCTAAAAATTTAATCGATATTAGCAGAAGACAAGCTGACCAATTAGTTCAGCAAGCGGAAATGAGTAGAGGTCTTTTAGATAAGATGCTTGAGCATGAGAGAGAAATGGAAGAAACCAAAAAAGAAATGAGAGAGTTTAGCTATAAAATGCACGATATGGAGAAAACGCTCGACGATCGTTTTAAAAAATTAGAAAAGAATTTAACGCTAACACATGGCGAAGCTAAGTTCATTAAAGCGAAAGTTGCTGAAAAATCATATCAACTTGTGAATCAATACTTCACTGAAAAAGTATCCGATGAGCTTTACCACAAGAAACGTTGTCACTTCATCACAGGTTTGTACAGCATGCTCAATAAACACTTCAATTCTATCACTTATACAACAATTAAACATATTGATTATGAAAATGCAATGCGACTGTTAGAAAACGCAAACTTAGAAAGTTTAAGTCAAAATTACCTACGCCTTACTGACACTCAAAAAGATACAGCAGCGCGACATGGTGATTACAGAATCTTAGAGAGATTGGGTTAGGAGGGAAACAATGGATTTATTAGTCAAATTAGAAGATGAACTTATCAAATCTAAATTAAGCGAAGGTAAGGAAGGTTTAGCGTTCTTATTAGAATACGCAGGTCCATATGATGATGACAGATACGACCTATTGTTAAAACAAGCTGGAGTCACACATACAGACGAATTGGACGAGTTTATCACAGATTCCTTTTCAATGGATCCTGATGAATTTTATGACAAATACGGTGTTAACTTTTGGATTTCAAGAGATGCAAATTTAACTAGATTATCTAAGAGTGTTCAAAATATGAACGAAAGTAACAAAGATTACATGATTGGATTATACGCTGAAAGATTTTTAAGTAACGCGTAACACCCTACCCACAATCGAGCGGAATTAAAGGAGGTGGAGCGAAATGAGCAAACTATACAAAACAACCCTCCTCATCACAATGGCAGTTGTGACTTGGAAGGTCATAAAAATTGAGAAAAGTACTAAAAGTATTGATTATTGCTCGTCTGTTTTATCAGAAGATTTGCCTAAACTATCAGCAAATTCAATGGCTTTGATGTACTCATCAAAAAAGAACTGACGTCTCTTTTTCAAATATTCCCAATAATCAGCATGGCTGTTAAAGCTCTCGATATCTTTAACGTGTGGGAGTGTTTGAATGTAAGCCGCAGCAAACTGACTAGGATAGAATTTCGACATATTAATCACCTCCTTAGGTGATTATACCAAAACCCACAATCGAGCGGGATTAAAGGAGGTGAAGCGAAATGGAAGAACCGAAACTAAACCTTGAAGAAGGTGCCTTTGAACGTAAAATATATCAATTGATTCACGAGTACAACTTATCCTACGAACAAGTCAAAAAAGTATTCATTTTAGTTGATGACAAATTATTAAAACACATTAAAAACACTGATATTTCAAAAGGAAAAAGACCCTTTGATTTAACAAGAGGCCAAGAAAATTAAATATACCAAACCAGTTAACAGGAGGAATGCAAATGAAAGATATTAAAAAAAGAGTCGCTGAAATTATTGAAAAGGCAATTGATGACGCTGCGGCTGAGAGTGAAACGTATGAAGAAGTAAGAAGAAAGCTAATTGCAGATACTGATATATACCCAGGAAGTGTAGGATGTCAACTCGTTGAAAACTATGTTATCAAACGTGCTTTATCACAAAAAATAGAGCGCTAAAAAGCGCCCATGGAGATTACATCAAGCGAGTCTCATTATCAATAGAATTGTCTTTGAGAATTTCTAAAATATAATTTTTATTCATAATCTCACCTCCTTTCATTAGGAGATACCAACATTATACACGAAAGGACTTATCACAATGATAAACAAAATAAAAAAACTCATTACCAAATTAACAAGAAAACATTTATTAGTGATCAAAGTAGAGAATGTCAACACACCACCAGTAATCATTTATAAAGGTAAAAAGATTCAAACAATAAGCGAAGTTGATTTTAGCTGGGATAGTATCGATGGTTATTTAGATTGCGGCCATGATTTTTTAGTTAAATGCTTAGTTGAAAATGAAGACAAGTTACCAGTAATTGAGAGAACTGGGTTTACAAGTCCAAACAGAGAACAATTTTAGGAGGAAATAAAAAATGAAAAAAAGCAAAGCAAGAATCGAATTGAGTAATGAAGGTATGAAGATTATCGATAGCAATGGCAGCGTTGTATTAGATGCAACAGGTAAAGAAGTGAAGTTTTATGGAGGAGATTCGGCTATTACTTCTGACGGTATCCAAGCAGATGAGATTATAGGAAGTTTCAAGGAGTCAGAGGTACCACTAAATCAAGATTCAAAAGATACAGAAAATAATCGTATCAATCTTAAACCGCTAATTGAATCGCCAGTTCGTGCTTTGAGAATCCCAGCACGTATGATTCAAGTTTTGAAATTTTTTGAGGATAACCATATCAGCATTGAAGAACAAAAAGATATCGTTCGTATGTTAAACAGTTATTACGATTAAGGAGGAAACCATTATGGAATATATCGGTTTTGCAGATGCCAAAACGTTTGTACAAATAAGCGGTGTTTCTAAAGACGATTTAGAAAAACATGTGTACTCAAACACAGAGTTTCAACAACAATGTATGTATCGTTTCGGCAAGAATCATAAACGTTATATCGACATTGTTCCTGCGATCAAGTTTATTAGAGAGAAAATCTTTGTGAAAGAAACAGAATTGAGGTAATAGAAATGAAATCATTCTGGATCGCATACGCATTCTGCTTTGCAAGTACATCCGTCCTGACATTTATCACACAAGATTTTATTATATCAGCAGCGTGGTCATTGCTTTTATCGTTAGCAGTTTTTCTGTTCTTTGACGTCTGGTACTTCGAAGAAGATGAAACAGAGGAAGCAGTCGATGACGGAGAAGAGTATATTACGTTATTTACGATTAAGTATTAAAAAAGACTGTTAGCAATTGCCGTTGCTAGCAGTCAAGTAGGATATGAATTTACTCATATCCATATAATAACAGAATTATTGGAGGATTAAAATATGAAACAAGAATATATCACAATTAGTCTGGAAACATACGATGGATTAATTAGAAGTGACGAGCGCAAAGCAATTCAAATCGAAGATTTATTAGAAACTAGTCATAATCAAAGAATTGAAATAGAGGACTTAGAAGCGACAATCGAAGAATTAGAACGTAAATTATCTTCTTACGAGCAGTTGGACGAAATAGACGTGGAAGGGTCAATCAATCTTTAATGGAGGTTATAAAATGAATTTATTCAATCTTAATCAAGATTACAAGGAATTGTTGGATCAGATGGATGAAGGTATCGACCCGGAAGTTTTGAAAGACACAATGGAATCTATCGAAGCGAGTATTGATGTCAAAGTCGATAACACAATCGGACTTATCAGAAGTGTAGAGGGCGACATTGAAACTGTGGACAAAGAAATCAAACGTCTGCAGACAGTGAAGAAACAGAAGCAGACTTTTATCCACACGCTTAAAACATTGCTGCAGGATATGCTTGAATACCGTGATTTAAAAAATTATCGAACATCTACAAACTACATTTATAAACGTAGAAATGCGCCGAGCGTTCACATCACAAACGAAAAACTGATTGATAAATCATACTTTATCGAACAAGCACCAAAACTGGATAAAAAAGCACTCAAAGAAGATATTCAAAACGGTGCAGATGTGCATGGTGCAGAATTACGTGAGAGTGAAAGTCTGGTGATTAAATAATGAGTTTTAACATTACAAGTGCTAAGGACATCAGAACAGACAAAGCAACTTATTTAATTTATGCGAAACCAGGCACAGGCAAAACACACACATTGAATTTCTTACCAGGCAGAACACTCTACATCAATGTGGACAAATCAGAACGACCGTTAAAAGGTAATGAGAGTGTGGACATTTTAGAATTTAATACCCACGAAGCATGGAAAAAGTGGAGCGAATTAATGAAGTGGTTAGCAGACAATAAAGAAATAATTAATCAATACGACACAATAGCTATCGACAACATTTCAGAATTGTTTAGATCCATGCTAGCGAACTTGGGACGTAATGGTAAAAACGAACGTGTACCAGAGATGAGTCATTACCAACGTGTAGATTTCTTTACAATCGATAGTTTGCGTTTCCTACAAAGCTTAAAAAAGCGTTTAGTATTTCTTGCTTGGGAAACGAATTACGAAAACTACACGCCTGCAGGACAACAAATTACGCAAGCTGTACCAGATATACGTAAAACCATTCGCGACAACGTAGCAGGTCTTTGCCAAGTCGTAGCGAGATTAGTGTTTAACGAGAAGTCTGGTAAACGTGGCTTTATACTAACGCCAAGCAATAACGTCTTTGCTAAAAACCAGTTAGACAACAGAGAACATTGCTTGCAAGAGGATTTGTTTAAAGTGGGTGATGTGGATGATACCACTACGTGATTATCAGGAAGAGTTGCTGAACGGACTATATAAAAGCATGGCAGAGCATAATAAAAGTATTATGGTACAAAGTCCTGCCGGCAGCGGTAAGTCTGTAACGATGTCAGAAGTTGCAAGAAGAGCAACGGAGAAAGGTAATAGAGTTTTGTTTTGCGTCCACAGAATAGAGCTTGTAAATCAAATTAAACAAACCTTTAAGGCTAATGATGTTGACATGAATTTATGTCATGTTGGAATGGTTCAAACGATTAGAAACAGAGTGAAACGAGGAACCGAGCCTGAACCTTCAATTATATTGGTGGATGAAGCACACCACTCTCTTGCTAAGACTTATAGAGATATTTTCGATGCTTTTCCTAACGCTTTTATTTTTGGTTTTACAGCGACTCCTTATCGAATGAATGGCAAAGGTTTTACTGAAATATTTCAAGAATTAATTACAGGTAAATCCGTTAAATGGTTAATTGACAACGAGCGATTAGCACCTTTCAAATATTACTCAGTCAACTTAATCAATAGCGATGAGTTGAAGAAAGCATCCACAGGTGATTATAAAAACGACTCGATAGATAAAGCAATGAAACCGACTATCTATGGTGATGTGGTCGAAAATTATCGTAAATTTGCGGAAAACAAAAAAACAATTATATATACACATAACGTTGAATCCAGTATACGTGTTGCAGAGAAATTTAATCAATCAGGTTATCGTGCATTACAAGTAGATGGAAAAACACCGAAAGATGAGAGACATCAAGCAATGGAGTTATTCAGAAGTGGAAAGGTAAAAATTCTGGTAAATGCTGAGTTATATGGTGAGGGTGTTGATGTTCCGGATTGTCAATGTGTCATATTGCTACGACCGACGAAATCACTCACATTATTTATTCAACAGACCATGCGTTCAATGAGATATCAACCTAATAAAACGGCAATCATCATTGATCATGTAGGTAATTATATGAGGCACGGGTTGCCTGATACTAACCATGAATGGGATGAACATTTTAAAGGTCTTAAGAAAAACAAAAAAGAAAACACTATTATGGCTAAAGAGTGTCCAGAGTGTTTAAGTGTCATCCCTGCAGCACATTCAGAGTGTCCTTACTGCGGTTACGAATGGCCTCCGCTAGAGCGCGAAGATTATAAAGTTGATGAAAATGCAGAATTAGAAGAAGTCGGCAGCAGTTTTGTATTGGAAATGCGTAAACCTGAAGATTGCAAGTCAGTTGAAGAATTATACGAAGTTGCAAGGAACTTAGGTTACAAGCCTGGTTGGGCTTATGTACAAGCAAAAAGATTAGGAATGTTGGGGTGATTGTAAATGTATGAACATACTAAATATAAAGGTGGAGAAATCATTAATGGATTAACCATCATTGGTGATACCGGAAAGCGCACTGAAAACGGGAATTATGCTATTTACTTAGTTAAAGATAGCGAAGGTAATTATAGAGAATACCAATCAGTTAATATATCCAGAGGACATGTTTCTGGCTATAGAACAAGTCAAAAATGTCGTGAAAAAGCTCGTCAATCAATGAATGAGCTAAATAAAAATAGAAATAAGCATTTAAAAAAACGAGGATATGTAAATGGCACTGTAACTTGGGCAAAGAACCTTAAAATACCAACAAATAATACTTCAGGTTACAAAGGTGTGAGTCTTTTGAAAGCAAAACCAGGTAAAAGAAAAAAAGATGCTTGGAGAGCTTATATAGTAATAAAACAAAAACAGATTAACTTAGGAACTTATGAAAATAAACAAGATGCAATTATGGCGCGTAAATTAGCAGAAGAAAAATATTTTAATCAAAAAGGAGACTATTAAATTATGACAAACTTTACTTTAAACATGGAAGATACTTTTGACGGTGGTATTCAAGACGGAACTTACGAGGTAGTAATTACAAAATGTGAAGAAAATGCGACACAAAGCGGAACAGAACATGTGGATATGCGATTAACAATCAGAAACGATATTGATCAGAAATTTAAAAACAACATTGTCTTTCATAAAATTTGGAAAGCGAAAGCTACTGGTAAATACGATATGCGTTTCTTTAATACAATCGGTGCCGCTGCTCAATTGCAACAAGGCAAGCAATACTCATCAATTGAAGAATTATTCAAAGATTTCTTAGGTAAACCCGTACGTGTCACTGTTAAAAATGAAACATCAGAATATAACGGCAAAACGTATGAAAACTTAAATGTTAAGCGTTGGGAGAAAACGAAATTCCCTGAACTTGGACACAAATTCAAAACAGAAGATGGCGGAAATCCATTTGCAGGTGCAGATGTAATTGACGATAACGAAGATTACCCATTCTAAAGCAGTGAGGGGTTATCCCTCTCTTGCTTACTTAAAAAGGAGTTATACACATGTATGAAGAAATTCCAATAGATTTAATGGAACGAGATACATGGGTCTGTTGGAAGATTGAAGAAACAGCTAATGGCCGAAAAACAAAAAGGCCGATAAATCCCAATACAGGCTCATATGCAAAAAGCAACGACTCCTCCACATGGAGTGATTACGAAACGGCAGTAGAAATGTCGAAGAATTTCGACGGCATCGGTTTTATGTTAGGTGATGGTATTTTCGGAATCGATATTGATGGTGTAGAAAAAGAAATACAGGAATATCTCGCTAATGAAGATGTAGACAATATTGTCGGAGAATTTATTGAAACAATGGAAAGTTATGCAGAAATATCTCCGAGCGGTAAAGGTATCCACATTTTAGTCAAAGGCGAATTGCCTAAAGGCGGCAGACGACGCGGCAATGTAGAAATGTATGAAGAATTGAGATTTTTAACATTTACAGGTTTCCGCATCGGGCGTTTTAAGGAAATCACAGAAGATGAAATGGGCAAGATTAACTACCTGCACAATAAATATATTGCTCAACCAGAATCAGAAACAAAGCAGATCAACAACACAAAAGGTACAGGCAATGATTTATCGGCAGAAGAATTGATTGATATAGCTAAAAAATCAAAAAATGGACTACGCTTTACCACATTGTTTGAAGGTGACTGGACACAGTTCTATGATTCCCAATCTGAAGCAGATATGGCTTTCGCCAACGACTTAGCTTTTTGGACTGCAAGAGATGCAGCGAAGATGGACGACATATTCAGAAAGTCCAACCTCTACCGCGACAAGTGGGATGAGATGAGAGGGAAAGACACTTACGGCAATATCACAATCAATAATGCGATCGATTCTTGTACAAATGAATTTATACCAGAAAAGACAGAAAATGATTTCCAGATTTTTATTATGGATGATGCAGTCAAACCAGTAAAAAAAGACAAACGTTATTCATACGATGACACAGGCAACGCAGAACGTCTTAAAGATAGGTTCGGAAGTTTTATACGTTACAACTACACTTCTAAAAATTGGATGTTCTACGACGGCAAACGTTGGCGTATTGATGACGCAGGCAAAATGAAAAGTTTAGTCGACAAAGTGATTGCCGGTTTGAAAAATGAAAAAATTTCAGATTCGTATGACGGCTATGACACTGAAGAAATTAAAAAATTCAGAACACGACATTGGAAAGATTCGCGTAATCATAATAAAAAGGAAAACATGTTGAAAGAATGTCAGCACTTATTACCTATCCACAATCATGTTTTCGATTCGGATTTCACGTTATTTAATACACAGAATGGCTACATCGATTTAAATACAGGTCAGTTGTTGGAACATGACAAAAATAAATTTTTCACAAAAATTTCTAAGTGCGAGTATACCGACAACGCAGATTGTCCGAAATGGGAAGACTTTTTAAACGACATTTTCTTAGGAAATCAAGAATTAATTAAATTTATTCAACGTTGTGTAGGTTATTCATTATCAGGTTACACTTCGGAACAAGTTTTATTTGTATTACTTGGTAACGGGAGAAACGGTAAATCAGTATTTTTAGATATTATGAATGAAGTTTTTGGAAATTATGCAACTAACATTCGTCCACAGGCTATTATGGCAAACAATCAAAAATCGGATGCCAGTCCAGAAATTGCCAAGTTAGATGGTGCAAGATTTGTAACAACCACAGAGCCGAATGAAGGTGATCGATTCGATGAAGGATTAATCAAGCAGCTTACAGGCGGAGATAAAGTTACAGCACGTAAACTTTACGAAAATGAATTTGAATTTGTACCGCAATTGAAACTGTGGATGGCAACCAACCACAAGCCTTATGTACGCGGCACAGATGAAGGGATTTGGCGTAGGTTCGTCATTATACCTTTTGATAAGCAAATACCGCTTAAAGAGGTCGACAGAGATCTTACAAATAAATTAAAAAAAGAATTACCTGCCATTATGAAATGGTGTGTTGAGGGTTACCTTGAGTGGCAGAAAATCGGATTGGCCGAACCACAAAGCGTCAAAGCACAGAGAGATGAATACCGTACAGAAATGGATAGTACAGAATTGTTTTTACGTGATGTTTGTGAAACGGGAGAAACGAAGTTTATTAGAACCAGTCACCTTTACAAAGCGTATGATATTTGGGCCCGAGATAATCATCAATATAGAATGAGCAGCAGAAAATTCAGAAATGAAATGGAAAAGAAATTTTCGGTAAAAAAATCAAGTCATGAATATTATCAAGGTGTTCAAGTTGAAGACGAAGATTATAAACCAGGATTTACAATAAGGAATTACTAAAATTTGGGAGTGAAAAAAGACGTTAGGGAGTTAATTGGGAATGAATTTTAGCATTCACTCCCAACCATAAATGTTGTCATACCAATACTTCATACTACTTTTATTCTTTTAATGGGATTAATGGGAATAATAAAATAAAAGTAGATACTAAAAAATATAAGTGTAAATACTATAGAAAAGTTTCTAAAAGTTATCCCCCAATTCCCAAATGAGTTGAAAACATTGATATGACAACGTTTAACGTTCCCTACAATCATTCCCAATCTTCCCATTTATTCCCGAATTATAAGGAGAGATGAAATATGAGTGATAAATATGTACAAATTATGCCGGCACCTAATAATTTATATGCTATTTATGAAGATGAAGGTGAAGAAATAGAATCAAGAATCGTTATGTTTGCTTTGAGTGAAGATGGCGACATTACGATGTTAGACATGGATAAAAATGGTTGGCTGGATGAAGCTATTACTGCATGTAACTTTAAAAGAGTTGAATATCGATGACAGAACAAGATATACAAAATTTAATACGAATTGCTGCATCAAAAGAAAACATTATTTTCAGAGCAAATGTAGGCAAAGTACGTACAGCAGACGGAAGATTTTTTGATACAGGTTTGCCTCAAGGGTTTTGTGATTTATTTGGTTTCAGACCAGATGGACAGATATTTTTTATAGAAGTTAAGAAACCCGGCGGAAAAATTAGAGATAAGCAAATTAAGTTTATTGAAACAGTAAAAAAAAGAGGTGCGCTTGCAGGTGTTGCTTATTCTGTGGAAGACGCACTCAAAATTATAGAAGGTGATTAATTGAATATCGACAATGACGATGTAGAAATGCAATTCAAATGCACAGTGACGTTTACAGCTAAAGTCAGAGATACATTTCACAAACATGAAAATACACAAGCTATGGAAGATAGTTTGATCAATAAAATTTATGAAGAACCAGAAGCCTACATGGATGACTTAGAAGTCACAGATGTAGAGCGGTTATTGTAGGAGGTTAGAGTAATGGGAAAATTTATTTATAAAGGTGAAACGATTGAGATTGGAACTCAAAAAATCTTATATGCATCTCAAAATTTAAAAGTATCTTCTAAAGATTTGCAAGAAAGATTTGATAAGGGATGGGATATAGAAGATGCGCTTAAATACAATTTCAATCATGTGATGTACAAAGGTAAAATATGCCGAAAGATTAAACATAAAGGTCTCGTTTTTTACATCGTAGCCGAAGATTTGAAAAGGTCTAAAGTTCCGCCGCAAGCGATTATTAAGTATTTAAATGACGGACACATTATGGACGATATTTTACCGCTGGAAACAGAGTTTTATATTGTAGAACGTGAAAAAGATGCTTTGCGCAATTTGGTTTATAAAGACCGTTTACGTAAAGAACGTCAAAAAGAACAAGCAGAAGCACGTAAAAGGGAATTGAAACCTTGGCTATATGATGGTACTGCACAAGTACATCCAAGAGGTAAATATACGCAGTACCTCATGGAAACGTCAATCTATCCAAAGGCGGTGCGTTAGATGAGAGAAGTAAAAGAATTACACGTAGGCGATGAGATTATTCTTTGGCAGTACAGAGGTTTGAATGTGCAAGGACCTAATGGAGATGACGGACACGCAGGTGTAGTAATTAGGAAAATTAACAGGAATGATGAACAATCATTGTTAGTTAAATTGAAAGGTATTGATGATCCGTTCGAACTGACTGATGTGGATTACTTCGACAAACTCCCAATATCTTTTAAAAAAGCTGAACATTTTGAAGATTGCAAAAACATTCCTGAGCATTATCAAGGGACAGGTGATATTGATGTTATTGAATTTTGTAGACAACACTTTACACCCGAAGAGTTCAGAGGAGCAATGAAGTTTAATCTTATTAAATGTCCGACAAGGCTAGGTCGTAAAGACGCATTAGATAAAGAACTGGATAAAATCATCGATTATGCGCAACGTCTCAAGGAGGGGATTTAAATGACCTTAAAAGAGGCGCTTAAATACGCAAATACTCAATTGAATACATGCACAGGCGAGTTATATGTGGACAACATGCGTGAGTTGCATGCAAAGCTGTGTATCAAGAGAATTGTTGAACAATTAGAGCAAGAGCAATCACTAAATCATAAATTCAATGATGAAGGAATTTTGTAATGGTAGACACACGAGGACGTAGTTTAACGCAACTAGAGCAAGAGTTGCAACGCAGAGGTCTAAAGGGGTTTGTGATTGATGCAAGCCCTACACGCATTACTGTGTTAACTGATAGAGCCAATTATGAACGCAATAGGAGGAATTGGAATGGGCGAAATAACTGAAATGATTTTAGAAGGTATTTTATGTGAAGTATGTGGCGGATTGACTATCGAAGAAAATGAGGAAGTACCTGGTCATCCAGTGACTTGCGAAGATTGCAGAAGAGAGGATGAATAAAATGGTCAAGTACGAAAATCCTGAATTACTGGAGGAAGATAACCATGCAAGCAACTGATAAAGAGTTAGTAAAACTATACAAAGCAAATCGTGATGAATTGATTGAAGATGTACGTGTGTTAAACGAGAAACTTGATCGAATCGAAGCGTTTGTAGATTTTAAAATATTATCTAATCCAAGCAGCGGACAGTATATCGGAATCAAACACTACATTGACAAAGTTAGGAGAGGTAGAGATGAGGACTGAACGCTCATCTTGTGAAGGAGGAAGTCGAGTGAAATACAAATACATGGAAAAACAAGTAGAAGGTGCTAAAGCATTGGCAGAAAAATACCCACACATGCAAGCACATCAAGACATTTACAAAGAGCATGTGGAGGTGCTGGAAAAAGCAAAGGCGTTTGATCGCATTAAAGATGAAGGTGATTATGCTAGTGATGCTGAGGAATATGCGAGCATCGTAAGTTATATAATTGAAGATTTGGAGCGTGAAGAGTGATGAGACCTGAAAAACATATGCAAATGATGCAGATGTTGCAAAATTGCGTAATTGAAAAATATGTATCACACGATGAATACGAAGAATTGGTAGCTAGAGATAAACATGGGAATAAAATGTTTATTAAATTTTATCCGAATGAGGAGGACAACGATAATGACTAATCAATTAACAGCTGATGAGTTAGAACAGATTATTAGACAGCAATTACTTACATCATATCATCAATATGGTTTCAACAGATATTTAGGTTGGGACACGGACAATGTTCTTATCGAAATTAATGCATTAGAAAAAATAGTAAATGAAATTTGTGAAGCTAAAGATATAACAAAAGAACAATTTATATTAGGAGGACAAAAACAATGACTAACACAATCACAGTAGAACAATTAAAAGAGTTATTACAAATACAAAAGGAATTTGATGATCGCATTCCAACTTTAAACTTAGAAGATAGCAAAGTAGCTTACATTGTTGAATTCTTTGAATGGTTTAATACGCTTGAGACGTTTAAGAACTGGAAGAAGAAAAAAGGTAAGCCTTTAGATGTTCAATTGGATGAATTATCGGATTTATTGGCATTTGGATTGAGTATAGTGAATCAGTCGTTCAATAAAGAAGAAAGAGAGGACTTAGCAGACTGTTTGTATTATGCAATTCAAACAGAAACAAAAGATGATAAACATGATTTATCTAGCAAAGAAACCGCAAAACACGTTGTAAAATTACTACCCATTATGATTTTAAGTAATAATGAAGAATCTGTGTTAACTGCAATTAGTGTACCATTCGGCTATGCAAATTATTACTATTCAATCGACCAACTTATTGAAGCATACAAAAAGAAAATGCAACGTAATCACGACAGACAAGATGGTAAAGCAGATAAAGACAAAGGATATGTGTAAGGCGGTTCGTCCGCCTTGCTTTTAGGAGGTAGAAAATGAAGTTTGGTCAAAACATTAAACAAATTAGAAAGCGTATGAATATGAGTCAAAAGGAACTAGCAACAAAAATGGAAATTTCACAGTCTTATTTAAGCGATATTGAAAATGGGAGAAAAAATCTTAGTATAAAAACAGTTAAGAAATTAGCTAACAGTTTAGGGTTATCAGTCACTGATTTATTCAACGATGATACAACATTTTAGGAGGTAAACATGAACGCTAAACAAGTTTTAATAGATGTCTGGAGTCAAGTACAACAAGATGATGAGGTTGTCGTTATTCTCAATAGAGATAAGGACGATGGTACGACTGAACAATATGTTATACGGTCTGAAATGGACTTTATCAGGGCGCTAGGTATATTGGAAAGTGCTAAACAAGTAATGCAGGAAGAGGAGTGAGTAGAATGGAAGCATATGAAAATAAAGATATGACCAAAGATGAAGTTTTATTTAAAAACGGTATAACTACAGTAAATGTAGATGAAGGTAGATTCTTACAATACAATGATTATTTTGAACATAAAACATTTTATCAATGTCCTAGATGTAAAAGTCTAAATAATTATTTTGAAATAGATTATCTTGATAATTTGCCATCTACCATTATAAAAATTTGTGAAGATTGTGGATATCAACATATAACTGATTTAATGGAGGTAAGCAATGGTTAAACCAATACTCAAACTAATCTTAACGCTTACACTTTACGAAGCAGCTAAATACATCACTGAACAGTACATTATTTACGCAACACAGAACGATGATGTGGAAGCACCTAGCGACTTCGACATACACGATCATAACATTAAAGCAGAGGTGAGTGAATGAATATACCTATTGTTATAATTTCTGCTATTGCTTTATATTCAGTTATAACAAAAATAATGCAGAGATCGAAAATAAAAACGCTTGAATATAAGTTGGAGAAAAACCACAGAAAAGTTAATGAATTAATAGTGGATAGCAAAAATAAAATAATGGTACTTCATTTAGAATACGGAACTATAACACCTGACATTAAAGAGAGAATATCACATGATTTTAATAGTCTTATAAAAAAGGGATATCACGTAATAGTTTTGGATAAGAGTTTTGATATAAAACAAAAACGTTTAAGTGACGATATTGCAACTAAGTTAAAAAGAGAATTGAACGATGGTATTAGCAGAGGTGAGTGAGTAAATGGAAGATATATTATTTACTATTATATTGATAATTTCAATTATTTGCTACACCGTTTATAAGATAGATTGCAATCATGTGAATAAGACTAAGAATAATTATTACACTGGTGGGTTAACAAACCCTGAAACAAAACAGCCGGACCCTAATCTTATAAAGTGGCTGGATCATCATAGAAGTCTAGCCAAGCCAAAGAAAGATAAAGGTACAAGGATACCACCAGAAAAGGAACGTGAGTGACTAATATGGGCGAGAAGGTAAACGAAGAGAACAAAAAATTAGACTTTAATAAAACAAAAGAAAATGAAAGAGAGCTTCTTATAAAAGGTTATCATTACTGCATTAAACATATTGACGAGGAAATTAAGCAGGCGATTGATAATGGTATGTACAGAGTGTCTTTAAATGTTTTTGCTTTACATCTCACTGTTATTCCTAATGATGTAGGAAGGATTAATAATGATACTATTCAAGCAATTATACACCACTATAAAAAACAAGGGGTTAAAGCCTATATTTATTTTAAAGAAGGATATGGAGGTGTAAATAATAGAAAATTTCCGGAGGAAGAACTCATTATAGATTGGAGTCATGTATAAATGTGGATAGCACTAACCATTCTCTTTGCTCTCCTCTCTCTTGTGCTTTATATGGCGAATAGAGAGTTGGATGAAGAGTTGGAGTTGAAGGATATGATTATAACAATTTTAAGGCAGAAGAATGATAATTAACCCTGGAAATTATGGTATAATCAAATTAACAATACCTATAGGGGGTATATGATGTACACTAAACAAGAGATACACGAAATGATAGAAGGCTATAAATGGATGAGTAATGTAATAGATAGCCAAGTTTATGATTGTGATAGCACTTCTATTACACAGTATGGTTATCAATCTGCAATGCCTAAAGCCCAAGGCGGTACGAGTGATAAAGTGTTAGTAAAGGTTATAAACAGAAATAAAGCTAAAAGACGAAACCAATTAATTATGGATAAGTTAGCATTCATCGATACTTATGAATCTTATATAACTAATGAGAAAGACTATCATATCTTACAAATGTTAAAGCAAAGAGAGAACCACAAAAGGATTATGGCAATACTAGATATGAGTAGAGATACTTTTTATAGACGTGTTAAGGATATTGTTAACATTCTATATCATGCGCAACAATAACTCAGGTAATCGTACACATCGTACACATCGTACACATCATACTGATTTTGGTTATACACATCTTTAATATTATAATTGAGTTATAACGATAAGTAAGAAATACGCTTACGACACGATCAATACTATATTATATTCAGGCATGGCACTTAGTGTCATGTCTTTCTTTATGCTTGATTGCGGTCATATCTATAAAGAGGTAAGCATATGTATGATAACTATAAAGAACGTAAACAGTTTTATAATTCAAAATCATGGCAAGAGGTCAGACAATATGTGCTAAAGCGTGCTAATTACGAGTGTGAATGGTGTGCTGCAGAAGGTAAGGTTACTACAGATAAATTAGAAGTGGACCATATTGAAGAATTGCATATCAGACCGGATTTAAAACTTGAACCAGATAACTTGCGCGTTTTATGCAAATCTTGTCATAACAAAAGACATCAACGTTTCCAATATGGTGGAAATATGTTTAAAGCAAAAGAGAATAAATGGGAAGATGAAAAATGGTAAATGCAAATTAATTAAATTATTTATTAAATGGTATACCCCGGGTTAAACCAAAACGCCTTCATGACGGGCATTGGGAGAACGGCGGGTGGGCTCGATTCCGTAACTTTTTCACAAAATTATATGTTAGGGGGGGATTAGTAGTGAAAAACACAACAAAAATCAAAAAATATCTGCTTGAAAAAGTAGATAGCAACAATCCGGTTAACGTAGAAAAAGTAGAGCGCTATATTAACTTGCTTAAAATATTCTATGAACTGGATAAAGACATAAAACATCACGGGACTATGGTTGAGACTATCAATGCGTCACAAACGTTCCTCAAACCAAATCCTGCAATTGCAGAAAAGAATAAAGTGAACGGATCGCTTTTAGCAATTGAAAAGTCGTTCGGTTTGGACAAAAAGATTGAAGAAGATTCGCCTTCTAGTGATTATCTATGATACGTAACAAACATGTAGACGCATACATTCAGATGTGGCGCGACGGCAAGATTCACTTGAATAAAGAGCGCATTCAACTTATTAATTATTTGGAAAATAACATCTTACAGCGTGATGATGTGTATTTTGATGAACAGACAATCGAAAATTGTATCAGATATATTGAGAAATGGTACTTCCCGACTCAACCGTTTCAAAGGTTTATTATTCCATTCATATTTTTAATGGATAAGACTATTGAACAAGCATACTTTACTGAATTTGCTATTTTAATGGGACGCGGCGGTGGTAAAAACGGCTTTATCAGTGCTATCAGTGATTTTTTAACCACACCTTTGCATGGTGTAAAAGATTATCACATCTCAATTGTGGCCAACAGTGAAGAACAAGCTAAAACATCTTTTGATGAGGTACTGAATGTACTTGTCAGCAACAAACGCAACAAAACAGGGAAACGTCCTTCCGCACCTTACTTAACCAGTAAAACTGAAATCAAAAACAGAGAAACAGGTTCGATTATCAAATACAACACCTCCAATACAAAAACTAAAGATGGCGGACGTGAAGGTTGCGTTATTTTTGATGAAGTCCACTTCTTTGAAGGTCCTCATATGGTAAACGTCAAACGTGGCGGTCTAGGTAAAAAAGATAATCGTAGAACATTCTACATCAGTACAGACGGTTTCTTGCGAGATGGTTATATGGACAGCATGAAAGACAAAATCACACACATCTTAGACGGGGAAGTTAAAAATAGTCGTATGTTTCCTTTCTACTGCAAACTGGACGACCCGAAAGAGGTCGACAATCCAGAAATGTGGGAGAAAGCCAATCCTATGCTGCATAAACCGAGGTCTAAATATGCCAAAACTTTGTACAGTACGATTGAAGAGGAATATAACGACTTACCTTTCAATAGATCCAACAAACCAGAGTTTATGACAAAAAGGATGAACATTCCAGAAGTAGACGAAGAAAAAGTCGTCGCCCCTTGGGAAGAAATCAGAATCGCAAGAGATAAACCGCATCCGATATTACAAAATAAGGCTTGCATTGGCGGTCTCGATTACGCATTAGTACGAGACTTTGCCAGTGTAGGCCTTTTGTTTAGGGACGGAGATGAGTATTACTGGAAATCACATTCATTTATCCGCAAAGAATTTTTAGAAACGACTAATCTCGAACCTCCGATTGAACAATGGGCAGATGATGGTTATTTAACCATTGTTGATGATGATGTGATTGATATATCTTACATTGTAAATTGGTTTTTAAAGATGAAAGAACGTTACAACTTAACAAAAGTGGTTGCTGATAATTTCAGAACTGATATTGTCAGACGACCTTTTGAAGACGCAGGTATTCCACTGGAAATAATCAGAAACCCGACTGCGATTCATGGATTGCTTGCTCCACGTATCGATACCATGTTCGCTAAAAAACAAATCGCATTCGGTGGTAGTCCGCCAATGGCATGGTTCACAAATAATGTGGCGGTTAAAATGCAGCCAGACGGCAGTAAAAAATATATCAAAAAAGATGAAGTCAGACGTAAAACTGATGGTTTCCATGCTATGTTACACGCGCTTTACCGTGCAGATGAAATATTAGAATACGATCAACCGTTTATTATGGATGCTATTAATTTTTAGCGAGGAGGTGAAACATTGAGTATTTTCGACAGAATTTTAGGAAGAAACGAAGCAATCGAGTTTAGTTATGATTTTGAGATACTGCGCGAGACATCGCACAGGGCATATATCAAGCGTTGGGCTTTGAATACGTGTATTAACCATATTGCACGTACGATCAGCCAGACAAAATTTGAAATCGAAAATAACGGTGTGAAAGAAAAGAATTCTACGACGAATTACAAATTGAATGTAAGACCGAACACTGATGAATCTGCTGCAACATTCTGGTACAACGTTATCCGTAAATTAATTTTAGATAATGAAGTGTTGATTATTATTACAGATACAAAAGATTTGTTGGTCGTAGATGATTTTACAAGAGAAAAATTTGCTTTGTATGACGATAAGTTTACAGATATCGTTGTAGGCGATTATACATTTGAACGCACTTATTTTATGAACGAAGTCATTTACTTAGAATACAGCAATGAATCAATTGCTTATTTGCTTGATGGTTTATTTACAGATTATGGCGATATTTTCGGGCGTATGATTAAGTCTAATTTAATGAATAATCAAATCAGGTCAACGATTAGTATGGACGGTAACATACCGTTTAATGAACAGTCGCAACAAAACTTACAATCATTCATTGATAAGGCTTATGCAGCTTTTGCAACGAATGATATTGCAATCGTTCCGATTCAAAAGGGTTACGAATACAAAGAGCATTCCAGCAATGCTAATAAGTCATCATCCGTAAATGTGGACGAACTGACTAAAGCACCATTTGCTTTATTGAAGTATGTAGCTACGCAATTAGGCATTCCTTACCCTCTCTTAGACGGTTCAGTTGCAGATATTGAAGCAATGACTGATAACTACATGCAGTTTTGTATCAATCCTTTACTAGAAAAGATTGTTGATGAACTGAATGCGAAGTTATTCAGCGAACGCGGTTATAAAGAAGGTAAGCGTATCAAAGCAATTTCGATTGACCAGAAAACGCCGATTGAAGTATCGGAAGCAATTGACAAGTTAGTAGCTAGTGGTTCCTTCACACGTAATGAGGTTCGAGAAATGACGGGTTACGAAAAAGTAGAAGATGACAACATGGATCGATTTGTAATCACTAAAAACTATCAATCCGTAGAGGGAGGTGATACGAATGAACAAACAATACTTTAATGTCACAAAGATTAATAATGATATAGGCGAGATTGACATTTATGGTGAAATCGTAGACACCGCTTTGTTTGATGATGATACTTCAGCCACATCTTTTAAAGACGCTTTGAAAGAATTAAAGCAGGTAAAAAACATCAACGTTAATTTAAACAGCGGCGGTGGAGATGTTTTCACAGGTGTTGCAATCCACAATATGCTTAAAACACACAAAGCACATGTGACTATTAAAATCGATGGTTTAGCAGCATCTATTGCATCAGTTATTGCTATGGCAGGCGATAAGGTAGTCATGCCGCGCAATGCCATGATGATGATTCACAATGCTTGGACAATGGGTGTTGGAGACGCTAGAGACTTGCGCAAACAAGCCGATGATTTAGATAAAATCAACAATGTTGTCATTGAATCGTATATGGATAAAAATCCAGAATTAGATGTAGATGAATTAAAAGACATGATGAACGATGAAACATGGTTGTCTGCGCAAGAAGCCTATGAATTAGGTTTAATTGATGAGATTGCAGAAGCAAACAAAGCAGCTGCAAACATCACAAAAAATCAAATAGAAAGGTATGATAACGTGCCACGTAAATTTAGAAATGAAGGCGAACCGAAGCCTCCAGAAGAAATCACAGTTGAAGACGTAATGGCGACATTGGGAGAAATCAAATCTGATGTCAAAGCAATCCGAGAAAAAATGGAAAAGGACAATGAAAAACCTAGCAATCCTGGTAAAGAGGAAGAACCTCCTAACAACAGTTTTGCTAAGCTTTTTAATTTATCTTAAAAAAGGAGAGTATTATTTATGGGTATTAATCTAGAAAAAAGTAATTTTGAAAACTCGCAACAAAAACTAAGAGAGTTTGCAAATTTAAACGGGCAAACAAGCAACAAGGAAGTTCAAGAAGCGTTTGCGGAATATATGAACGCTTACACGGAGGATTTAACAAATTCATTACGCGAAGATATCCGAAACGAAAAGAACAACAATGCAGTATTAAACCGTCGAGGCATCAATGCGCTAACTACAGAAGAAAAGAAATTCTACAACGCGTTGGTTTCAGAAGACCACGTTAATACTGATGTGGGTACAAAATCAGAGTCATTATTACCAGAAACAGTTGTAGATCGTATCTTTGAAGATATCGAAAAAGAACATCCTTTATTACAACATATCAATATTCAACGTACTGGCTTACGTGTACGTGCGATTAAAGCAAGCCCAGAAGGTCAAGTGGTATGGGGTAAAATCTTCTCTGAAATTCGTGGCCAATTAGATGCTGCGTTCAGCGAACAAGATTTAACACTTGGTAAAGCAACTGCTTTTGTTGTAGTACCTAAAGACTTAAAAGACGCAGGCGTACAATGGGTAGACCGTTTCGTTCGCGCGCAAATTAAAGAAGCGTTTGCGGTAGCGTTAGAAAAAACTGCGTTAATCGGTCAAGGTAAGGCGCAAAATCAACCTGCAGGCTTAACTAAAGCAATTGACCGTACGACAGGAGCGGTTACAGATAAAGCGTCAGCAGGTACATTGACATTTGCAGACCCTCAAACTTCTGTAAAAGAAATCGGTAAATTAATTGCTGGTTTATCAGTTAAAGAAGTTTACAACACAGATGGTACTGTAAAAGAATCTAAAAACGTTAATGTATTAAACAAAGTTGTAATTGCTTTAAATCCAGTAGACTATATCTACACGCAAGTAGCATTTACACAAGTAAACAATGGTCAATTTGTTAATCCGGTACCATTTAACGTAACTTTTGTAGTATCTGAATTTGTGCCTGCGGGTAAAGCAGTTGCATTCGACAAATCGCGTTACTTTATGGGTGTTGGTTCAGAAGTTATTATCCGTCAATTCGACCAAACTTTAGCGTTGGAAGATTGCGACTTATATACTGCTAAACAATTTGCTTACGGTGAAACAGATGATGAAAAAGCATCTGCAGTTTATGATTTAGACTTATCAGCATCAGGCGCACCGACAACGGCTGACGCTACACCTACAGCATAAGGAGGTAACGTATAATGGCACAATTTAAAGTATTAAAAGATTGCAACAACAAAAAAGACGGTGCTGAATTCAAAGCAAATACAACGGTTGATAAATCAATCAAGTATGTCAATGACTTTGAATCCCGACTTGAAAAAGCCGGTTTTGACTTGCCGTTTTTTGAACGCCTTGAAGAAAAGAAGTGATTTAAATGATTCAAGATACTCATGTGGAAGAATTTAAAGCACGCAATCGTATTTTTTACAATATGGAAGACGAACGTATCAAAAAAGACTTAGAACTCTCTCTTGACGACATACAAGCAAAATGCGGTTCATTCGATATTGATACGTCCAATATTGGTAAAGAATTAGTTTATGAACGTACACGCTACGTATTCAATGATAAGTTAGAAGAATTTCATAATAACTTTTTAAGCAATATCGTTCAGTTCCAAATCATGAATATGGAGGTGGCGGACGATGGCACAACAACGTAAAGCAGTAACTGGTGGAGAAATGAGAACGCCGGTTATTTTTTATGCAGTAAAACCAAGTGATGACTTTTTCCCCGGTGAATCGGTGAGCGAAGTACATTATAAATGTTTTGCTGATGTCTACCCGCCTTCCTCTAAAGATTTGGATATGACGGATAATAAAGCGACGATTACGATGGTCACTTATTACCCTGGTGAAAAAGAGATTACTGATGATATGTATTTTGAGATTGACTTGCCAAGATACAAAGGTAAAAAGTTTAATATTATAGCGATTGAAGACGATACAAACTTCCACATGAATATCAAAATCATTGGGGAGTTTGTCTCATGAGCGTGGAAATCAAAGGCACGCATAATATGCTGCGTCAGATACGTGAAAAGTACGGTCAAGCACAAATGGAGCGTGCGCAAGATAAAGCGTTACGCTTAGGATCTAAATACTTTGTATCCGTATTAAAACAAAACTTTCAAGTTTTTAGAGATACAGGAGCGAGTATTGACGAGATAGAAGTTACTGACCCTTACTACATTCACGGCGGGGTACGTATGGTCAAAGTCCATTGGCAAGGTTCTAAAAATCGCTACTCTATTATTCATTTGAACGAATACGGAAGTGTACGCAACGCAAATCCACGAGGAAAAGGTGCGATTGCTAGGACAATGTTCATGACGGAAAAGCCGTACAAATCAATTATTAAAGAATCGTTAGAAGGTGATTTATAGTGTTTGATATGTTGAAAACCCTACAAAAATATTTATTAAAAAACGCAACAATTGCTCAGCACTGTAAAGGTCGCATTCGAGCGTATCGTTATGATGAAACGGCTGACACGTCAGGGACTTATATTTTGATTAGTCCTTTAATCGCCCCTCAACCTTCCACATATGCAAGTGATACAAATCTAACAACTGAGTATTTGTATCAACTTGATGTACGTGGACCTGATTACGACTTAGTAAAACTAATTCAAGAGGAAATCAGAAAGACATTGTGGGAGATTGGTTTTCGTCAACAAGACGGCATTGATCAATACGACCACGATATTCAACTGTATCTGGATGCCAGACGCTACAGAGGCAATCCTTATACAATCGAAGAATTAAGACACATTGACAAAGATTTAATTGAATAGGCAAGCCTTTCGAATAATCGAAGGGCTATTTTTTATGCCTAATTTTAAGGAGGATATTTAAATGGGTAGATATAATGCTGCAACAGGTTTAGGAAAATTGTATTATGCCGTGATTCAAAGTGAAGACGGTGCAAACGTAACAACTTCAAATGTAAAAGAAGTAGATTACGTACAAGAATTATCAATTGAATTCGGTGAAGAATTAGAAAAAGCATATGGTTCAAACAAAGTAGCTGAGATTGCAAAATCTGCAGGCGAAACATCATTGAACTTAACATTCCACAAATTACCTATTGATGTTCAAAAAGACTTATTAGGTTTAATCGAACATGAATCAGCACAAAACGTTTATGGTTTCGGTAAATCAGCAGGTATCACTTATACTGCGGTTGCTATCCCACGTACGATGGAAGACGGTTCAACCGAGTGGTTCGGACTTTCTAAAGGTGTGTTCACACGACCTAACAAAGAAGGTCAAACAAAAGAAGATGGTGTTGAATTCGGTTCAGATGAAATCGAAGGTCAATTTATGGAACGTCATGTGGACGGTTTCAATGAAGAATTGGCCGTAATGATGGCTTACGATGAAAAAGGTTCAACAGCTGGACGCGATGCAATCTTTGCATCAATCTTCGGCGCAGATAAAACGTTCGATACAGTACAAACTGGCTCAGAACCGTTAGCAACACAACCTTCAACATCTGAACCAACAGACACAGCAGGCACAGTAGAAGAAACACCTACAGCATAATGACTAAGGCGACTTTAACCGGTCGCCTATTTTTGTATACAAAAATAATTTAAAGATAAAAGGAGTAAATAAATATGGCTAAAGCTTTAGTATTAAACATTAATGGTGAAGAAAAGAAATTCCACAAAAAAGGCGGTTTTACAGGCAAACAAGCACGTAAAGGTACACGTCTTGCGATGAAAATGGGTGCATACGGTTCTAAAACAGACAGTATGACGATTGAAGAAGTAGATAAATTTGATGATGTGTTAGACCAAATCGAAACTATGATCGTTGAAGATTTATACGACAATCAATTCACTGTTGAAGAGTTACAAGACGGATTAGATGGCGATAGCTATTTCGAAACGATTATCGGCGAAGTCAGCGGTTCACGCGAAGATGTGGGAAAGAAATAGACGATAGCAGAATTAAAAAAGAAGATTTGACTTTCGAAAAAATGGCTCGAAATATCGACATCATTTATCAAGACTTGTTGGAAGCAGGTTGGAAGATGCCGGAAATCGACAATACAGAAATTTTTGAATTGATTCGTATTCTGGAAAGCAAAAATAATAAAAACAGCAAGACGAAGAAAGTCGAAAAGAACGAGTCGTTGATTGGTGCAATTACAGGGAAGGACCCTAGAGCCAGTTAACGACTCTTTTTTATTATCAAAAGAAAGGAGGTTGATTTGATGGCAGGAGATATTAAAGGTATCACAATAGGTCTCGGACTTGATAGTTCCGATATCGACAGAGGTATGGCCAACTTGCAACGTAAATTGAAAACGTCAAACGCTGAAATGAAAAAGAATCTGACAGCCTTTTCTAAAGCTGAAAAATCAGTCGAAAAATACGAAACTGAAATCGAAGGACTTAACAAAAGTCTGACGCAACAGGGACGCGTGACTGAACAAGCTCAAAAGAAATTAGATCAATTAAGACGTTCTCAAGAAACAATGTCAGATAAACTTGAAGAATCGGCACGCAACGCACAAAAAGCTCAAAAGAATTATGAATCATTAACTAATTCTTATGACAAATTAAACAACGAATTGCAAAGTTACAAGGCCAATGTGAATGAAGCGCAAAAAGCAGAAAAGCAACACAGTAATACACTTAAAGGGCTTAAAGCGCAGTTAGCCAATGCAAAAAACTCTGTAGATGAATTACAAACTGAGTTTGATGAATTGAGCAAATCCGGTAAAGCAAGCGAAAGCGAATTAGAGGCTTTAGGCAAACAACTGACTCAAGCTAAAACACAATACAGCAACCTTTCTAAATCTGTAGATAGTGCTAAACGTGACTTGAACGAGTCTAAAGTAGCTACTGCACAAGCTAAGGAAGAACTGCAGAAGTTCAGTGATGCAAACGATGAAGCGATGGTCAGTGCAAAAAAAGCAATGGAATCAGCTAAAAAAGATGCTCAAAGTGCTGAACGTTCATACGCTGCGTTAAACCGTGAAGTCGGTCAATTGCCTTCTAAGTTGGACAAAGCAGAGAAAGAAGCTTATCAACAAGCAGCAGCTTTTAACGTCTTGCAAAATCGCATTGACGAAACGACCGATGAATTAAAAGAATTCGAAAGAGAACAACTTAAAGCCGCTGGAATCAGTGGTGTGTTAGCACGCATGGGTTCTACTTGGAAAGATACTCAACAAAAAATCGATTCGATCGGTGATAGCTTTAGAAATGTCGGTTATGTTGTCAGAGGTATTGGCTTCGGCGGATTGATTGCTAATATTACATCAGTTATTCCGATTGCCGGAAGTGCAGTCAGTGCAATTGCTGGTATCGGCGGTGCGGCGACTGCTGCAGCAGGTGGTGCAATCGGTTTAGGCGGTGCTTACGGTGTCGCTTTAGGCAGTATTATGGCGTTTGCAGGACAAGCGACAACAGCTTTGCAAATGCTAGAAGATGGGCAACTTAAAGTTACAGCAGAAGTGACACGCTATCAGACTGCTTTAAGCGGATTACAAACGCAATGGAAAGGACTTGTACAAGCTAATCAAGCAGCAATTTTCAATACGATGTCGAATGGTATTGATATTGCACGAATTGCGTTAAGTCGATTGACACCTGCAATCACAACCACAACAAACATGATTGCCAAAGCATCTGGTGAAATGCGTAACTGGGTTAAATCATCTGAAAATGCAAATAATGCCTTCAAATTAATCAATAATATAGGTCCGCCTATATTCCAAAACTTATTGAATGCAGCAATGAAAGTGGGCGACGGTATTACCCACATGTTCACACAATTTGGACCTTTATTTACATGGACAGGTCAAGGTATTGAAAGTCTTGCCAACAAATTCAACAAATGGGCAAATAGTGCAAGTACCGATAAAGGTATCGCTCAATTTATCCAGTATACTAAAACAAACTTACCGATTGTCGGACAGATATTTGGTAATGTCTTTAGCGGTATCATCAGCTTGTTTACTGCATTCAGCGGACACTCGCACAAAGTTTTATTGGGCATGCAAGGCGTGACACAGTCATTTAAAGATTGGGCTGCCAACTTAAAAAATACAGAAGGATTTAAAAACTTCTTAAAGTATCTTGAAACCAATGGCCCTGTTGTTTGGCAACTACTTAAAAACATCGGTTCAATTATTGTAGGTTTAGTCAAGGGTATGGCACCAGTCGGTGCAGTGGTATTAAGAATTACTACGGCGATTACAGGATTTATTGCCAAGTTGGTTAACGCACACCCTGCTATAGGTACTTTTGTAGGTATCTTAACTGTAGCTGCAGGTTCATTAATGGCGTTATTGCCGCAATTAGCGATATTAAGAACAGTATTTGGCGGTATAGGTATTGCTTCAAAAATAGCTGCAGTCGCAATGGGTTTGTGGAAACTAGCAGTATCAGCATCACAAACTGTAGCACTAGCTTTCATGTATACATTAGATAAAATTGCATTAAAACAAAGATTGCATACATTACAAACAAAGTTAGCTGCAGCTGCTATGGGTTTGTGGAAATTAGCGGTATCCGCATCACAAACGGTAGCATTAGCATTTATGTACACTTTAGATAAAATTGCTTTAAAGCAAAGGTTGCATACCTTACAAACGAAATTAGCAACGGCTGCAACAAAAACATGGTCTTTAGTAACCAAAGGTGCAGCTTTAGCAACTAGAGGTTTAGGGTTAGCATTACGATTCATGACTGGCCCTATCGGCATCATTATAACAATTGTTGGATTGCTTGTTGCAGGTATTGTTCATTTGTGGAAAACAAACGATGGTTTCCGAAATGGTGTTATCAACGCATGGAATGCAATTAAAAATACCGCAATATCAGTTTTTGAGTTTTTGAAAACACACATCGTGGGAATCTGGAATAATATAAAAACAACAACGATTAATCTCTGGAACAGTATTAAAACAGGTACATTAGAAGTTTGGAATGCGATTAAAACGGGTGTTTTATTTATTATCACAACTTGGTGGAATTTAATGCGTGCCAACTTCGAGATGTGGAAGAATGTCGTTAATAGTATTTGGAATGGCATTAAAGATGGTGCGACAATTGCTTGGAACGCAATTAAAAATACTGTAGTAGCAATTGTGCGTGCGTGGTGGAACTTGTTACGTGCTAATTTCAATATGTGGAAAACATTCTTCACTAATTTGTGGAATGGTATCAAATCAGTAACGATTACGGTATGGAACGCAATCAAAAATACAGTGTTAGCTATCATCAGAGCATATGTTAATACTGCTAAAGCAATTTTTAACACACTTAAAGCTGCGATTGTCGCAATCTGGAACACTATAAAAAGAGTGTCAATCACCGTGTGGACAGCTATTAAAAATACTGTGATTTCACTTGTTAGAAGCTTATCAAATACAGTTAGAGCTATTTTTAACGCAATCAAAGCATTCACAAGCGCAGTTTGGAAAGCAATAAAAACAACTGTGATAGGTTTAGCTAAAGGATTATATAACGGTGTTAAAAATGCATTCAACGCGTTAAAATCAGCAATCACATCAATTTTTAATGCGGTCAAATCGTTCTTGTTCAGAACATGGAACGCAATCAAGAGCCGTGTGGTAAGTATCGTAGTATCTCTATACAATGGTGTACGTTCACGCTTCAATTCACTGAAAAATGCGGTTACTTCAATTATGAACGCGTTAAAAAGCTTCTTGTTCAGAATTTGGAGCGCTATTAAATCAAAAATTTCAAGTTTAGTGCAGGCTTTGAGAAACTATGTTACAAATAGATTTACTAGTTTGAAAGAAGGCGTGACAAACGCAACAAACAGAGCTAAATCAGCACTTATCAACGCTTGGCAGACAATCAAATCAAAAATCAGCGGTATTGTACAATCACTAAAAGATAAAGTCATGGGTACTTTCAATAAAATGAAAGATGGTATGGCTAATATTATCAACAAAATTAAAGATCATATCGGTGGTATGGTCGGTGCAGTTAAGTCCGGATTAAACAAATTAATCAAAGGTTTAAACTGGGTCGGCGGTAAACTCGGCATGGAAAAAATACCTACTTTATCCACAGGTACACAAAAGAAAAACAACAATGTAAAAGCAACAAGTGACGGTCGATTAAAACAAGGTACTATGGCAGTTGTCGGTGATAAGGGACCTGGCAACGGCAAAGGCAGAGACGGCAGACGTGAATTGATTCAATATCCTAACGGAAGAACAGCAATCACACCTGCAAAAGATACACTTACACACTTGCCTAAAGGTTCTCGTGTAATCAACGGTGCTATGCGTCAGTCTGTGGAAGGTCCTCCATTCTCAACAGGTACTATCCCACACTTCAGTATAGGCAGCGTGTTCAAAGGGGCAACAAGCTGGATTTCAAACAAAGCATCTAAGGCTTACGAAGGTGCTAAATCAATGGTTGGCAACGGTAAGAAATGGTTGGAAGATAAAGTTTCAGATGTCATGGACTTTGTAGACAATCCAGGCAAACTATTAGATTTAGCATTGCAAGGTTTCGGTGTTGATTTCAGCGGTTACAACTACTTAATCGGAGACATTACTAAAGCTGCGTGGAAGAAAATCAAGAAAGCTGCAATCTCATGGATTAAAAATGGATTAGAAGCACAAGCGGGAGACGGATCAGTCTTTGACGGTTTCAAAATCTTACAAAAATACTCAGCACCTCCATATCCGCCAAACCCTAACTATCCATTCAATGGCGGTGTCCATCATGGTGTCGATTATGATACACCTGTCGGCACACCTATCCGTACACCAATGGCAGGACGTGTAAGAAAATGGTATGACGGTTACGGTGGCGGTAATGCAATTACAGTATCAAAAGGTAATACGCATTTATGGTTCATGCACTTGCAAGAACAACTTAAAAAAACAGGGGAACAAGTTAAAGCAGGTGCTTTAGTCGGTAAATCCGGTAACACAGGTTCAATGACGAACTATCGTCACTTACACTTCCAAGTCAACCAAGGTGGAGAATCTAACAGTAACTCGATAGAACCATTAGGTTGGTTGAAGAAAAACGGCAAAGGTGGCGGTGGTGGCAAAAAAGCACCAAGCAAGTGGCGTGACACAATTGTAAGAGCTGCTAAAAAGATGAAAGTTAGCCCATCTAATGCACAAATCAACGGTATTATTGCTCAAATCCAACGTGAATCTGGCGGAGATGCAGGTATTACACAAGGTAACATCGGCGATATTAACAACTTGAGAGGTACACCTGCACGTGGATTACTACAATATGTTCCTTCCACTTTTGACGCTTATAAAGTTAAAGGTCACGGTAATATCACAAGCGGATACGATCAGTTATTAGCGTTCTTCAATAACTCTAACTGGGCAAATGATATTCAGTATGGACGCTCAGGTTGGGGTCCACGAGGTTCAAGACGCTTTGCAACAGGCGGATTGATTAACACAGAAGGCTGGTATAACTTAGCTGAAGGCGGTTATCCAGAGTGGGTAATTCCTACTGACCCTAGCAGACGTAGTGACGCAATGAAGTTATTAGCGCTTGCAGCGCAAGATATACAAAGCGGACGAAGCAATAACAAACGTCCTAATAATCTAAAAACACCAAGTGCTAACAATGGTAGTGACAATACAGAATTGTTATTGCAAATGATTGAGAATCAACAAAAACAAATTAATGTGTTGATGCAGATTGCAAGAAGCAATCAAGATATATCAAATAAAGATACAAATGTGTATTTAGATGGTAGAGAAATGAATCGTAATAACAACCAACAACAAGCACTAAACGCACAAGTACAATTAATGGGAGGGTGATAACTATTGGGATTTACACTTTATGACCCTAATATGAATGAACTGAAATTTCCAGTTGGCGTAAAGCCGCTGGATTTTTTAGTTTCATCAATTTCAAAGGAAAGAATAACTGAAAAAGTAGAAGGCATACCTGGGCAAATCGATTATGGTTTTAACTATTCAGACAGAGAGGCAAGCATGACTTTTTGGTTGAGACATTATCACGCTGAACATGATTTTTTACTGCTAGTCTCTGAATTAAACGAATTTTTGGATAGTCAACCATTCTTTTATGTAGCGCATAATTATCTGCCGACAAGAGTCATCAAAATAACAGTAGATGAAAATTATCAACCGGACAGGATACTTGGCAGTATGTACGCTAAGTTAGAAGTTAAATGTAATGTTTCTGGTTTACCTTTTTGGAGGACACAATACACAACACAAGATATTGAAAAAGACGGCTACAATGCATTGGTTGAAAAGTATGGGACGGCGGACGGCGTAAATGTGGACTATCTTAAATATACTTTTACAGAAAGTGAATTTTCTATCTGGAACGGAGGAAACGTTACGATTGATCCTCGTAACATGCCTTTAAAAATCGAGTTGTACAACATGGCAACTCAAGGTAATTTGCGTATCGATAATCTGACAACGGGTGAATATCATATATTTTATCCGTCATTCAGCGGTAACCATTACGTATTAGACGGTGCAATATTCAGAACAGCGAGCGGTACCAATCGATTAAGAGATACTAATAGAAAATACATTTCTTTAGTACCAGGATTAAACGAAATAAAAATCAGTAACGGAACGTTCGACAGAGCGGTATTTACATTTCCGTTCTACTACAAATAAGGAGTGGTAAAATGCCTAGAAAAACAATTGACGCTATGTTTGACCGGTTGACAGTATTAGATTTAAATACTATGTTCAAAGAATTATATGACGGTCAAATCGACGATGCTACCTTTGCTCAAAAGGTAAAACAATATTCTGATGCAACAACAATTGAAGAGATTATCAGTCGTACAGCACCTGAAATTAAAGAACAAGCATCCAATAATGCGATTGATTTTATTAAAAGTAATCCAGATTTATTTAAGGGAGATTCTGGGGATAAAATTAATTATCTGAAAGTAAATGGTACAAATGACTTCACAGCCTTTTTAAAGATTTCTGATAACGATTATGCTGCAAGCAGGTATTTTAAAGATACTGAAGATGAATTTTTAAAAGGTTATCAAAATTATATCGTGAAAAATAATACTGTAATTGATGAAAAAGTCATTAATGAAAACTACAAAGACGTGAGCGGCGGTCAAATCAGTGCACCTACAACTAATAACCATTACGCAACCACTGTGGGTACTAAAGTCATTTATCAATTCACAGGATTTTATATTGATTTGAGTGCACTTTGCAATGCTTCAGGCGGTCTATGGAAAGCGAGTGTGGATGGAGAAGAGAAAGGAACTTATTCGGTTTATAGCGATTCTCCTGCTACTAAAACATTTGTAGTAGCAGATGACCTTGCAGATTCTTCACACACATTAGTTTTAGAGTTTATGGGTGCAGACCCACAAAACGTTGTCTCCGGTCCGCGCGGATGGCTTAGATTTGATTCGGATGGCGACGGAGTAGGTACAACATTTACTGTTAAACACAATGATTTAGTAGAAACACAGTCGTTCCCTGCAGAATTCACAGTCAACTTCAGTAACAAAGAGTATGCATTAAGTGTGCGTGATGAAGCTAGAACACAGACGGCTGAGTGGTTCCCTGCACACAATAACATCATTACTACATCAAAAGGTCAAAACTTTGTTAGAGAGTTACTAGTTGACGGTAACAGCGTCCCATTAGATGTGGTTAAGGACAGTATTGCATTTAAAAAAGCGCAACTAATTCAAAAAGTTGAAAATAAATTAACTTCTGATTCCTCTGTTCGTGCAGAAATCACATTTATTGTTACTTTTGAAGACGGTAAAGTTTATAACGAAATTAAAATTAAATGGTTGCAAGATTCAGAAGTAACAAGCGGTTACATTATGCAAATGCCATTTTCAACAAGTTGGTTTGCAAGCGTCGTATCGGATAAATTTGAAGAAATTAAAGAAGATACAGTCAACACCGGCACGACAACATCATTTAATGATTTGAGAGCAAGAAGTTTTACAGCTACCTCTGATACGCCTGAAGGTAAAAACTATATCTACCGTATGGCAATGTTGGAGATGACAGAGCCGTATAAAGATGTAAAGTTGGCACATCGTGACGCTACACTACAAAAGTTATACCCTCAAAATTACTCTGTTACAGTTAAAAAAGCAGGCACAATTGACTACTTTAAAGGGTATTATGAGTTCGCTAAAGTACCGAATGCTGATTTAGTTTATAAAGTGTAGGTGATTAAATGTATATTCGAGATTTGCAAGGTAATGAATATTATCTACAAGGTACAATTAAACATGATCAAGAACTCAACGGTGATGAACGTATCGATATGGATATTCATTACACTGATATAAATGCAGAATTTTTACAGAAAAAAGAAGATTTGAACATGTGGATAATTATATTCGAGAATAAAGAGTATCGGATTATATCAACAAAACAAACTGGTCATGGAGACAAATACACTGTCTCTGTGACCGGTATTTTATATATCTTGGATTGGCTGAATACCCACAGGATATATAGACGTATTGACGCAAGTTTAACCAATTATGAAGCGTTTAAATTAGTGTTTGACGACACACCATTCTCTTTCAACATTGTTGATGCATCTTACAGTAATCAATTTGAAGGACTAGGCGAAGGTCAAACACGTCTTGAAATGTTCAAAACTTTTTTAGACAGATATGATTATGAAATGAATATTGTCGGTAATGTGGTGTATCTGAAAAATAAAGTCGGTAATGATGCTAATTTTGAATATCGTTACAAAGTTAATGCTAACAATATTTCAAAAGATAGCGATGCAGGGGAACTTTGGACATATGCTCAAGGTTACGGCAATTATTCGGACGATGAAGAAGGTAAAGACGTTGTAGATAAAGCGCAATTGAAGCGTGAATACACATCTCCATTAGAATCAGTTATAGGTGAAAGACGTGAAGCACCACCGATACGTGATGGCAGAATCACACAACAAAATACAATGGATAATGCTTTAAAAAAATTAGTCGATGAAAGTATACAGATATCATTTAGCGCTGATATTCAAGATATGCGTGAACAAGGCTATAACTATCAAGTAGCGACAATCGGCGATAGAGTGTTTTTAGTAGACGAACGGATTGGTCTAGACACTGAAATACGTGTGGTTAAAATATCGCGCACTGTTACAGATATGGGGCAATTGTTAGACATTCAAATTACTTTCGGAACAAGCAGTAATGCTGATAATTACTCTTCAAATTTAACAACAGCAGTAAAAGATATTACAGACATCATGAAGGGGCGTAAATCTATACCATTTACGGCTCTAGATACGGTAAGCAAATCAATGGTAAGTAAAATTCAAAACACATCAAGTGAGTTGTTGTTTGATGATACGGGAATTCATGCAATCGATAAAAAGAATGCGAATAATATTGTCACAATGAATAGCAGTGGATGGATGTTATCAACTGACGGAGGACGTACAGCAAAAACTGCACTTACTGCGGAAGGAATTGTAGCAGACACCATTACAACAGGTCATTTAAATACACAATTAGTATCTGTGGTAGGTAAAGAAGGTTACTTTTTCATTGATGGAGATATGCTGATGGCTAAAGACCCTGATTCTCTTTCTCAAACTGTTTTAAATCCTAAAGGACTTCAAATCACACGGCCAGATGGCGGAGTTTATATGGTAAATGGTATTCCTAACGTTTCTATGGAAGTACAAAAGAACCCTTTATATTATCCAAGCGTTGAATTTGATGGTATCAATTATAGAACGAAAGAAACTGAATTCCAAACCTTTGAATATTTTTATGCTTCACACGACGGAAGATATCTTGTTGTAAGTTTTGCAGCGGGGCTTGCTTGGGATAGTCAAGATGCAAGCAGTACCGTCAGTATTCTTTTAGAAGAGTTCGGAGAAGAAAGTAAAGGTATTAAAGCGGTTAAAACTTTTGATTTTAAAAAAGGTGACCCAGATATATTCAGTACCATAACTATTGATTTAGGGGTTCCGACTTATAGAAATATGAGATTTTATCTTAAGTTTAAGAAAGGAACTGGAGGATCTAATAATATTGCGACCATCAGAACTACACGAATTTGTATGAAAGGATGAGTATATGAATTGGCTATTATTTTTAAAATACGAAAACGGAAAGTATGAAATCAAACAAGCAGGAAGCAACATTGTGCCAACAGAAGCGTATGATAAAGTTTTACCGACAACTGAAAGGGTCGCAAGACAATCTGAAAAAGTATATTTTGACGGGGAAATGCTTCGACTTAAAGAAGGAGAAACTCTAATGACAGTTGAGGAATTAAATCTTAGCAGTAACGCCAATGAATTTTTAGTGGATACTCTTCCATCACAAGAGATTTATGATGTTCAGTAAGAATCGCAGTCAGTTTGATTGCGGTTCTTTATTTTATAGAAAGCAGGTGAAACAATGAAAAGAACAGACTTAGGCGAGTCACTAGCATTTGTAATGATTGCAGGCTATGCAATTTTTACGTTTATGAGAGGTTTATTTTGGTTTGTAGAAGATGATGAAGTGATTGCAGATTCAGAATTTTATTCAGCTTTGAATGATGTGATGCCTATTTGGATATGGGGGTTATTGTTAATGATTGTCGCAATAATTCTATTCGCGGCAGCATGGTTGATACCGAGGTATCGTTTGACGAACACATGCCAAATATTTTTAATTGTCGGCGGTATCGGTGCATCTATTATTTATTTTTTAATGGCAAGCGCAAGTATATACAATGCGATAAATTGGCTGACATGGGCGCAATTTGCCGTGTTGACTGCCAAAAGCGGCGGTATGGCGTTTATCGGGGGCATGATGATTAATGACAGACGAAAATAAGTATCTTGCAAAACATGAATTCGAAGCTGCTAAGAATAAGATATACGAACGTATCAATGATAATGACCGTAAGCATACAGAAGCAATCAACACATTAGAAAAGACGGTCAATCGGCAAATATCCTTACAAGAGCGCTCCTTCGAATCACAAGAGCGTTCTGAGAAGCATTTAGAAAAGCTGAGTGGAACAATGGAACGTTTAGGCGATGAAGTGATTGATATTAAATATAAAGTCAAATCACATGATGACACCTTGCATAATGTCCAAAGCGTCATTTCTGAAAAGCAAAAAGGCAACACACAGATAGGTGTCGCAATTATATCAGGCGTAGTTGCGGTTATCGTTGCGGCATTTGGATTTGCACAAGTATTTTTCTAAGTCGGCGTACTGCGTCGGCTTTTTTACTATATGGAGGTATTTTATGAATTGGAAATTAAGAATTAAAAATAAAACAGTATTAGGTGGGTTAATCGGAGCTTTACTATTATTCATTAAACAAGTCACAGAATTATTTGGATTAGACTTGTCCACACAGTTAGAACAAGTGAGTGCCTTAGCGGGTACAATTATTACTTTACTTGTCGGCTTAGGTGTTCTTACAGATCCAACGACAAAAGGTATTAAAGACAGCGGTATTGTACAAACTTACACAAAACCTAGAGATAGTAATAATACAGATGAAATGGTTCAGTGGCAGAATCAGGCGTACGCGCCTGAAGTACAACAGTTCCAACCTAAAATATATGATACAACGCAGCCTTTTACAGATGATTCAGACGAAATCGGATTTGATGTGAACGAATATGGGCATGGAGGCGGTTCAAATGACAGCAACACTGACTAAAGAGGAATTTATAAAGTGGCTTAATAATTCTGTAGGAAAGCAGTATAACGAGGACCTATGGTACGGTTTCCAATGTTTCGATTATGCAAATGCAGGTTGGAAGGTGTTATTCGGTCACCTTCTTAAAGGTATAGGAGCAAAAGATATTCCAAACGCTAATGATTTCACTAATGAAGCGACAGTATATCAAAACACACCTGATTTCTTAGCGCAACCAGGTGATCTAGTTATATTCGGAAGCAACTACGGTGCAGGATACGGTCATGTAGCTTGGGTGATTGAAGCAACTTTAGACTATATTATCGTTTTAGAGCAAAACTGGCTTGGCGGTGGCTGGACTGATGGTATCGAACAACCTGGTTGGGGTTGGGAAAAGGTAACACGTCGCCAACATGCCTATGACTTCCCTATGTTTTTCATTCGTCCCAAGTTTAAGACAGCAACAGCGACACGTTCAGCACAATCACCAACACAAAGTGTTAAAAAAGCTAATTCTAAAAAGAAAGCAAAGCCGATTAAATTAAACATTGTCAAAGATGTAGTAAAAGGGTACAACTTACCTAAGCGTGGATATAATCCGAAGTTTATTGTTATTCATAATGACGCAGGAAGTAAAGGTGCAACTGCAGAAGCGTATAGAAATGGTTTAGTCAACGCGCCATTATCGAGACTTGAGGCAGGTATTGCTCACAGTTATGTCTCGGGAAATACTGTTTGGCAAGCGTTAGATGAGTCACAAGTCGGTTGGCACACAGCTAATCAGTATGGGAACAAGAACGGTTACGGTATTGAGGTCTGTCAGTCAATAGGAGCAGATGATAAAACGTTCTTAAAAAATGAACAAGCGACTTTCCAAGAATGCGCAAGATTATTGAAAAAGTGGGGACTACCTGCTAATAGAAATACTATCAGACTACACAATGAATTTACATCTACATCTTGCCCACACAGAAGCGCAGAGCTTCATACAGGATTTAATCCAGTTACACAGGGGTTATTGCCTAAAGATAAGCAATTGAAGCTTAAAGACTACTTTATTAAGCAAATCAGAGCTTATATGAACGGTAAAGTACCTATTGCTACAGTTACTCAAGGTACAAGCGCGTCAAGCAATACTGTAAAACCAGTCGCAGGTGCGTGGAGACGCAATAGTTATGGTACTTACTATATGGAAGAAAAGGCAAGATTTACGAACGGTAATCAGCCTATTATGGTACGAACTGTTGGACCATTCACAAGTTGCCCACATGCTTATGACTTTCAACCTGGCGGGTACTGTGATTACGACGAAGTTATGTTGCAAGACGGTCATGTGTGGATTGGTTATGACTGGCAAGGACAGCGATACTATTTACCAATCCGTACATGGAACGGTGTCGCACCGCCTAATCATGGTGTGGGCGACCTTTGGGGTAGTATCAGTTAAATAAGTATGTTATTTTAGAAACAGTTGTTATTGTTATTTGCATGAATTGATACTATATTATGAGTTCATGGATTATGATGTCCATGGTTGGGGTTACCTAAGGGTAGCCCTCTTTTTTTGTTGGATATAAAAAGAAATAAAGGAAAGTAAAGTGAACTTACTATAAATATATTGATAAGTGTACATAAATTCATTAATATAAAGATAGAAAGAGGAGGAAATCGTCATGAGAAACATAACAAAAGCTATAGCTAAAGCATATTTGATTTCTGGCGACATGAATGGTTATAACGGAAGAAAAAGTAACGAACTACGAAGAAGTCGTATGTACCTAAATAATGATGGTTCTCAAATTGCAAAAGATTGGAAAAACACAGGTTTAGACATGCAAAAAGCATTAAACACATACTCAAAAAGACAGGAATTGCAACATGGATAATACCAACGTACCTGAAGACGTAGAAGTAATAGATGAGAAACTAGAAAATGCTACTGATACTGAAGAACGAAGACAAATCATTGCGAGAGAAATTTCATATACTAAAAGCGGGCCATTACCTGATCCAAAAGATTTCAAGGAATATGAAAAAGTATTACCTGGTTCTGCTAATAGGATAATGGAAATGGCTGAATGTAATCAAAAGCATAGAATTGATATTGAAAATAAAGAACAAGAAAAATATTATCACAGTAATAATTTGATAACGACGAAGGGAATATTATCCAGCACAGTTATATCTATTGCAGGTATTACAGGTTCAGTTGTTCTTGGAATATTTGGTAATGAATGGGCTGCAGGTATAATTGGAACTTTGTCTTTAGGTAATATTGTAGTAAACATGATAAACTCTACAGTGAACACAATCAGACGAAAAGAATAATATATTAGTATTTTCCATTGTTTTGAAAAGTTGGAACTTTAAGTTAAAAAAGTCTTGATGAATATAAGTATGGATAATAGGGCTTAGAGGTTGCTTCAGCAGCCTCTTTTTTATGATATAATACAGATACACGAGAGGCACCGTGATTAACAACCAATCCCGATTGTTGATACCCTTTCAATCCAGTGTCTTTAAAAAGTAGTTGTAAGCCAACGCTTATTTAAACCTACACCACCCACACATGTCACTGGGTGGTTTTTTATGTTATAATAGCAATATGAAATAGTTGTTCCATGAAACGACTCGGTCATCGACACAGACCGCTTAAAGTGTCTACATCACATCAACTGAGCATTCATATGACGTTGCTGACGAGCGACATAGCTCTGTGTCCCGAAATGGGGTAGGTTGATGTGTTGTATATACATAACAAGACCCACCTATTAAGTTAGGTGGGATTTTCTTTTGCACGTGTCAAACGCGTGTCAATTTAGTTCTGTTTCTTTCGTTTTAGTTCTAAAATAAAACGCTACAAATGCGATAGTTCTGGGATTTTCGGTCAACTTCTAAAATGTGTAAATTCCCTCCCAGGACGTCATTTAAAGCCTGTAACCTTTGTGGTTATGGGCTTTTTCTTATTTATCAGCAATTTTTTTAAGTAATTCTATGATTTCATCATTTTGTTTGATTATCTTGTCTCTTTGCGCGATGTGTATAAAATTTTGCTTTTGTTGAGACATGTAGTAGTTAAATTGTGCTTGTTTCTCTATATTGAAAGTGAATTGTCCCATTACATGATAGAAGTTATCGAAATTAGCGAAAATTTGTTGGAACTTAAATGCTTCTATTGTTGTTTCGGTTGGATTAGGTATACCTTGTGTTCTAAAGAAATCAATCAATTTATCATGTTGTATTTGTTCTGGTGTCTTTTCCTCACCTAAAATTCCTCTTTCTTGAAAGATATGTTCCAAGTCTTGATAAAACTTTTCTTTATTAAATTTAAAGATTTCCTTGTAAAGCTTTATAAAGTGGCGCTTATCTTCAATACTCAATTCTTTCCATTGTTTTTTCTGTTTTTTATCAAGTTCTGCAAGAATGCTTCCTTCAATGAAGCTTTCTCGAAATCCTAATTGTTCCATCTTAATGCCTCCTAATTGATATGAGTATATTTTAAAAAAAGATGCACCAACTAAGGTACATCTTTTTAATAGATCCAATTTATCTCACTGGTATTTTTTTATAGTACTTATCATCAGAGAATTTTGTGTTTGTTCTGATACGTTGGTTGATGACTTCTTCTTGTTCGTATTCACTTAAAGTACTCATATAAGGTTTTGGTGGTTGTTCACCAAACTTCTCAATGTATGACTGATACGCGCGTTTTAAACGTGGATTCAT